GCGGCGCGCTGTCGCTCGACCGGCTATTCTGCGGGATATGGAGAACCCGCGCGCCACGCGGTTCCTGATTAATTTAACCTATATGGAACATTTATGTTGACATCGTAACGCTGATATGGTTTAAGCATAGACACTGATGAACATTGAGTCGCGCGGCATCGGCGCGAAACGGGGTCGCGGCCATCGGGCTGGCGGCCCTTTTTCATGACCGATGCGCGCGGAACGCGAGGCGGAATGGCGCGGAAGGGACCGACAGATCGGAACGAGGGCAAAGAGAACAGGACAAACACCGTGAACGACACCTCCCTGCGTCTCACGCGCGGACAGGGAGGCAGGGGAGCAGGCACACGCGCACAGTTGCGCCGGGTGGGTCGCCGTATCTGGGACGATGCGCGGAAGGAAGAATTTCTGGCGGTACTCGCCGCCACCTGCAATGTGGAGGAGGCCTGCCGCGCCGTCTCCATGAGCAACCAGGGCGCCTATAATCTGCGCCTGCGCGATCCGGCCTTCGCGGCGGCGTGGAAGCGGGCGGTGGAGCAGGGCTATTCCGAGCTGGAGATGCTGCTGCTGCGCCAGTCGCTGCATGGCAGCACGACCACCGAGACGGTGGAGGACGGCGAGGGCCAGTGCAAGCAGATCAAGACGGTGCACAGCTACCCGCACACCATAGCGCTGAGGCTGTTTCAGGCGCACCAGAGTACGGCAGAAGCCGTCCGCGCGGAACAGGATGCCTCTCCCGACAGCGATCAGATACGGGCCGAGATCCAGGTGCGGATCGCGGCGATGCGCGTGCGCAGCGGCGGCGCAAAGGCCGGGCGCGAGGGCGAGGAATCATGAGCCGCTCGCAATGGGAGGAGCTGGCCGAGTGGCCGCAGGAACGGCTGGATGCGCTGCTCGATGCGCTGGGCCAAGCCGGGCGCGAGGCGTTGCTGCATGACTGGGCGGTGCAGGCGAGGCCCGAGCAACTGCCGCCGCCCGGAGACTGGCGCATCTGGTTGATGCTCGCCGGGCGGGGCTTCGGCAAGACCCGCTCCGGCGCGGAGTGGGTGCGCGGGATCGCCGAGCGGGACGGGCGTGCGCGCATCGCGCTGGTGGGGGCGACCCTGCATGACGCGCGCAGCGTGATGGTGGAGGGAGAAAGCGGGCTTCTCGCCATTGCTCCGCGCTGGGACCGGCCGATCTGGCATCCCGCGCTCAAGCGGCTGATCTGGAAATCGGGCGCGCAGGCGATGCTGTTCGGCGCCGCCGAGCCGGAGAGCCTGCGTGGACCGCAGTTTACGCATGGCTGGGCGGACGAGCTGGCGAAATGGCCCTATGCGGAAATGGCGTGGGACAATCTGATGATGGGCCTCCGCCTCGGCGCGAATCCCCGCGTGCTGGTGACGACGACGCCACGCCCGGTGCCGCTCGTCCGGCGGCTGGTGGGGCAGGCGGGCGTCGCCCTGACGCGGGGCGGAACGCGGGATAACCGGGCGCATCTCGCCCCCGGCTTTCTCGCGGCGATGGAACGCGATTATGGCGGCAGTGCGCTGGGGCGGCAGGAGCTGAACGGAGAGCTGATCGACGAGCCGGAGGGCGCGCTGTGGACCAGAGCGCTGATCGAGCGGCTGCGGTTGCGGCGGGAGGCGCTGTGGAATGGGGGTGACAGCCCGTTTGCAAGAGTGGTGGTGGCGGTCGATCCGCCCGCGACATCGAACGGCGACGCCTGCGGCATCGTCGTCGTGGGGCTGGGGCTGGATGGCCTCGGCTATGTGATCGAGGACGCGACCGTCGCCAAGGCACGACCGGAAGGCTGGGCGGCGGCAGTGGCGGCGGCAGCGGCGCGGCATGGCGCGGACCGGGTGATCGCGGAGGCCAATAATGGCGGCGAGATGGTCTCCTCCGTGCTGCGTGCGGCGGAGGCGGGGCTGCCGGTGCGGATCGTCCACGCCAGCCGGGGCAAAGTGGCGCGGGCAGAGCCGGTCGCGGCGCTCTATGAGCGCGGGCGGGTTCGGCATGTCGGCGCGTTTCCCGATCTGGAGGATCAGCTTTGCGGCTTGATGATCGGTGGCGAATATCAGGGGCCAGGCCGCTCGCCGGACCGGGCCGACGCGCTCGTCTGGGCGATCACGGAACTGATGCTGGCGCGGCGCGCGACCTATGCGGTGCGCAGCCTGTGACCATGCCGAAACGGGACAGGAAAAGAAGCATGTCCATTCTGTGCAAGGCCGATGAAAAGAGCTATGAGATGCAGGTGGGCAAGATGCAAGACAGGCCGGGGCCGTGAACCTCAAGGTTGCCGAGATCAGCGCGGTGGAAACCCCTGCGGAGCTGTGGCGGGTGGCGCGGCGCTATTATCACGCGCTGGGCTTCAGGGCGCTCGCCTATTTTGTCGCCAGCAGAGGCGGCACCGGCGCGCGCGGCGGTTTCAACATCATTCATCGCGGCTGGCAGTCTGAAGTGCGGAATGCCTATATCGACGAGGGCTGGGGGGAGAGGAACGTCTTTGCGCCGCTGGTGATCGCGCGCGGGGCTCCGGTGCGCTGGACGGACGTTACATCGCAGATCGTGCCCGATGCGGAGCAGCAGGCGTTCATTGACCGGATGCGCGCCGCCGAGCTCGGCGATGGCTATGCGCTCCCGGTGTTCGGGCCGATGGGGCGCAATGGTTTTCTCGCGGTTGGCCGACCATTGACGGAGCAGGTGCTGGATGAAGCCCCTGTCGAGGAAATGCACATGGTCGCGCAGGCGACGCATATGCGGCTGCTCCAGCTGCTGCCCGAGCGGGCGCATCTGGAAAAGCCGCTGTCGACGCGGGAGCTGGAAATTCTCGACTGGGTGGCGCGCGGCAAAAGCAACAGCGTGATCGCCGACATCCTCTCGCTCTCCGGCGCGACGGTGGATACCTATTTGCGACGGATTTACGAGAAGCTCGATGTGTCGGACAGGACATCGGCGGCGGTGGTCGGCGTCGGCATGGGGCTGATCGCCGCCTAGGGGAATTGCGCCCATATGGGCCTGCAAAGCCCGATTTTCTGCGCTTCGGTGCTCACGACCCTTTAAGGTCGCTGCGCTCCGATGCTCGAAAATCAGACTTTTCGGCTCCATCTGAACGCAATTCGAATATTCGGGTTCTGAGTTTCTGACTCCACAGGAGTAACTTCATGAAATGGTTCGGATGGAAGGGGGCGGCGGCGCCGCGCCCGGTGTTGTCGCGCGCGTCGTCGGTGGGCGTCGGGATGCTGGGCGAATGGCCCTCGGGATATGAGGCGCAGGTGCGTGCGGCGGTGAGCGCCAATCCGGTGGCCCAGCGCGCGGTGCGCCTGGTGTCCGAGGCGTGCGGCGGTGCGGCGGTTATCGCCAGCGGGGCGAGCGCGACGGAAAATGCGCGGGCGCTCGATCTGGTGCGCCATGTCTCGGCCGGGCAGGGCTTGATCGAGACGCTGGCGCTGCATCTGCTGTTGCACGGCAACGGCTTCGTGCAGATCATCCCCGATGCGGACGGCGAGCCTTACGAGCTGTTCGCGCTGCGCCCGGAGCGGGTGAGCGTCGATTATGACAATAATGGCTGGCCGGTCGGCTATATCTATCGCGTCGGCGAACGGGTGACGCGGCTCTGGGCCGAGGATGGCCGGGGTCGCACGGCGATCATGCACCTGAAGGCGATCAACCCGCTCGACGATCATCTGGGTCTTGGCTGCCTCGGCGCTGCGTCCGGCCCGGTGGCGATCCACAATGCGGCAACGAGCTGGAACAAGGCGCTGCTCGATAATGCGGCGCGGCCCAGCGGAGCGCTGGTCTATGACAGCGGCAAGGATGGCGCGGTGCTCTCGACCGAGCAGTTCGCGCGGCTGAAGGCGGAGATGGAGGCGGCCTATCAGGGCGCGATCAACGCCGGAAGGCCGATGCTGCTGGAAGGTGGCCTCAAATGGCAGGCGCTCTCCATGACGCCCGCCGAAATGGATTTCGTGGCGCTGAAGGCTTCCGCCGCGCGGGAGATCGCGCTCGCCTTCGGGGTGCCGCCGATGCTGCTGGGACTGCCCGGCGACAACACCTACGCGAATTATAAGGAGGCGAACAAGGCGCTGTGGCGGCAGACGATCCTGCCGCTGATGACGAAGATATTGGGCGGCATCGCGCAAGGACTGCGGCCCGCCTTTCCGGGGCTGGAGCTGATGGTCGACCTCGACAAGGTGTCGGAGCTGGCGGACGAGCGCAGCGCGCTGTGGGAGCGGGTGAGCGGCGCGGCGTTCCTGAGTGACGATGAGAAGCGGGCGATGTTGGGCATTGGGGCATGAAACGCGCCTCATTCTCGTCATGCCAGCGGAGGCTGGCATCTCGGGGGGCATCGGCCTGAGATCCCAGCCTGCGCTGGGATGACAGGCGTCTCAAACGGAGAAATATCATGAGAGAGGCAGATATGCTTGCGGGTCTGGTCGCGCAGGCGGAAGGGCGCGGCGGCGATCTGGTGACGATCCGCGCGCTGGTGGAGGAAGCGAGCGAGATCGGCGCGGGGCGGGCGCTCGACCGGCTGGGCCTCAGCGACCGCGCGGCGGAAGACGACGTGCGCGAATTGCGCGAGCTGCTCTCCGCCTGGCGCGACGCCAAGGCCGCGGCGAAGAACGCGATCATCGGCTGGGTCGTGCGGGTGGCGCTGGCGCTGATGCTGCTCGGCATGGCGGTGAAGACGGGGCTGGTTTCTTTGGTGCGCCCATGAGTGTGGCAGAGAGCGGCGTGCGCTTCGCGGGCTATGCCGCGCTGTTCGACCGGCAGGATCGCGGTGGCGACATCATCCGCAAGGGCGCGTTCGCGCGGGCGATCGCGTGGTGGAAGGGCCGCAAGATCCCGCTGCTGTGGCAGCACCGGCCGGATAGCCCGATCGGCGTGATCGAGAGCATGGCGGAGGACGAACGCGGCTTGCGCGTGATCGGGCGGGTGAGGGCAGATGCCCCGGCGCAGGCGGCGGAAATGCTGAAAGGGGGGCAGGTGAACGGCATCTCGTTCGGCTATCGCGTGGCGAGAGCGGACGGACGTTTTCCACGCATTTTGAAGGATCTGGATCTGGTCGAGGTGAGCCTCGTGACATTCCCGATGCAGCCGGGGGCCAGGGTGCACGCGGTGGAGTGAGAGATTCTCACTGTCGTCACCCTGAACTTGGTTCAGGGTCCATTTCTCCCCATGCGCCGTCACACCCGGAGGCGCGATGGATGCTGAAACAAGTCCAGCATGACGATGAGGTGACGATTGAACGAGGCGGTCCTTTGGGGCCGCTTTTTTTGTGTCCAAACGGGCAAAAACGCAGGAGAAGCCTATGTATGAAGTGAAAGCCGATGCGCTGGAGGAGAGCTTTGACGCGCTCGCCCAGGCGGAGAAGATTACCACGCTGGAGGCGGACATCGCCGCGCTGAAAGGCCAGGTGGCGGCGGTGCAGCGAGCGCCGATCATTCGCCCGGCGCTGGATGGCGTCAAGGGCGCGGAAGTGGACCCGGCGCGCGCGGCGTTCGTCGACAAATATCTCCGCATGGGTCTGGAGACGGGGCTGGAGCTGAAGAGCTTCACCGGGGCCAGCCAGGCTGCGGGCGGCTATGCGGTGCCGCGCGAGATCGACGCGATGATCGAGACGTTCCTCAAGGCGACCTCGCCGATCCGCAGCATCGCCAATGTGGTGAGGGTCGGCAGCGCGGGCTATCGCAAGCTGGTGACGACCGGCGGCACGCCGTCCGGCTGGGCGACGGAAACCGCCACCCGCCCCGAAACCGGCACGCCGACCTATAGCGAGATCGTGCCGCCGTGGGGCGATCTTTACGCCAACCCGTCCGCCAGCCAGACAATGCTGGATGACTCCGCATTCGATGTCGAAAGCTGGCTCGCGGGCGAGGTGGCGATGGAGTTTGCCCGTGCGGAAGGCGCGGCGTTCGTCAACGGCACCGGCACCAGCCAGCCCAAGGGGTTCCTGACCTACACCACCACCAACGAGATCGACAGCATCCGCGCGTTCGGCACGATCCAGTATGTCGCGGCGGGCGCGGTGGGCGGTTTCGTGGCATCGAACCCGCAGGACAAGCTGGTCGATCTGGTGCAGGCGTTGAAGGCGCCCTATCGCCAAGGTGCGGCCTGGGTGATGAACGCGAGCACGCTTGCGGTGATCCGCAAGTTCAAGACCTCGGACGGCGCGTTCATGTGGCAGCCCGCTCTGGCGGCGGATCAGCCCGCGACCTTGCTCGGCTATCCGGTGATCGAGGCGGCGGACATGCCGGACATCGCGGCAAACAGCCTCTCGATCGCGTTCGGCAACTTCCGCCACGGCTACGTCATTACCGAGCGCAACGAGACCAGCGTGCTGCGCGATCCCTACAGCAACAAGCCCTATGTGAACTTCTATTCGGTGAAGCGCATCGGCGGCGCCGTGGTGAACAGCGAGGCGATTAAATTGATGAAGTTTTCGGTCTCGTAAGCGGGAATATTTGTTCGCGCGGAGGCGCGGAGGCGCAGAGGGGGCGTGCGGCCTTTCTGCGTTATCCGTCGTCTCCGGGTTTTGATGGTGATGGGCCTTCGGCCCTTTGGCTCCCCTGAACTGGCCTCCTCCATTGCCCAATGGGGGAGGTCTTTCGTTGCGGGAGGGTGGAATGCAGGGGGCGCAGGCCATGAGTGTGAACATGACAGCGGTGAGCCAGCCGATCGTCGATGCGGGCATCGCCGAGACGAAGGAATGGCTGCGGATCGACACCGCGAACGATGACGCCACGATCGAGGCGCTGGTGCGCGCCGCAATCGGCATGGCGGAGGATTTCTGCGGGCAGAGGATGTTCGCCCGCGCCGGGGTGGAGGTGCTGACGCTGCCCTATGAATGGACGCGGCTGCGCGCCTGCCCGGTGAGCGCGATCACGGCGGCGCGGGCGCTGGCGGGTAATGGCACAACGAGCGCATTGGCGGGGGGCAGCTATGCGACCGACATCACCGGCGACGGCGATGGCTGGGTGCGTGTGGGTCTCTCGCGCAGCGAGACGCGGCTGGAGCTGGACATCGTGGCAGGTATGGCGGCGGACTGGCCGAGCCTGCCCGAAGCCTTGCGACAGGGGATCGTCCGCCTCGCCGCGCATCTCTTCACCGAGCGGGAGAACAGCGACCCGCCGCCCGCCATCGTGACGGCATTGTGGCGCCCCTGGCGCAGGATGCGGATCGCATGAGAGGGGTGATGGAAAGCGCCGCGCGCGCGGGCGAACGCAGGGCCGAGCGCCATCGCCGCGCCATTGCCGATGAGGCGGATGCGCTGCCCGGCGTTCATGCCCGTGTTGCGGGCGAGGATGTGCTGATCGAGGGGCGCGGGCTGCTCGACCGCTGGCTGAGCGACGCCCGCCTGCGGAATATCGGGAGGGCGGGGATATGAATGCGGATGCCGATATTCGCGCGGCGCTGGTGAGCCTGTTGCAGGGCGATGCCGCCCTCAATGCTCAGGTGAACCGCGTCTATGACGGCGAACCCGCCAAGGCGACGCCTCCGATGCTGGTCGTGGGGGATGTGCTGGGCAGCGACTGGGCGACCAAGGACAAGGCGGGGCGCGAGCTGCGCCTCTCCCTCACCGTTGAGGACGACCGCGAGACGCCCGCGCGGATCAGCGGGATCATGCCATTGGCCGACGCGGCGGTGCGGGGCTTGAGCGGCACGATCGGTGCTTGGCGTGTCGGCAGCCTCGTGATGATCCGCTCCCGCCTGGTGCGGAACGGCGCGGGACGCTGGGTCGCGGTGATGGATTACCGGGTTAGGGTATTGGCGAATTAGACGGCTGTGTTCCTGCGCAGGCAGGAACCCAGGGTAGAAGCGCACAGAATAGAATTCTGGGCTCCTGCCTGCGCAGGAGCACGGCATAGAGAGCTTTACCCGCCGCTGGCGAAGTTGTCGGTCATCTGGTCCATATAGCCTTTGACCTGATCTTCCACGTCTGCCGCCGTTTCCTTGTC